ATTCCGATAGAATTGCGGTGGAGTAAGTGGCGGAGAGAGTGGGATTCGAACCCACATGATAAATTTGTAAATATGTTGCGGCACTAGCAATTTTTAATTTTCATTTCCCGTGTCATTGCCAATTTTGCGGTTTTTCATTGCCTCTGGCGTGAAATAATCCGTGAACTCTTTCGAGCGTTTGGCAATATCCCGTTCCGCTAAGTGCGTGTAAATTTTGCGCATCGTCCCTAAGTCTTTCCATCCGCCTATGTCCGCCGCCATCATTTCCGGGATTCCCATATGGTAGGCCAGCGAGGCGAAGCTGTGCCGCAATCCGTGCATCCCCACCTCTGGCAAGTTGTTTTCCCGGCATATTTTGTTGATGCGATTGAATAGCGTACATGTCGCGGCGTTTACAACAAATTCCGTATCTTTCGGCGCGGCCGTAAGTGCATCGTAAAGCGGTGGAATCATAGGCACGGGGCGACGGGATTTTTTCGTTTTGTTCTGCGGCTTGAGCTTCAGTCCATCTTCACCACGGACTTTTGCACCGCGAACATAAATTGCCCTGTTTGCAAAATCGATATTCTCCCACGTCAGAGCCAACATTTCAGAGCGGCGTAAACTGGATAAGCAAAGCAGTGCCGGGATTTCCACCGGATCACCTTTTACGGCCTCAACAAAAATATCAATCTGGTCAGGCTCTAGGAATGGCCGCTCGTTGTCCTCTTTCTCAAAAAGGACGACTTTCGGCTGCTTCCCGGTTTCTTTTTTGATTGCCGCCGACATTAGCCCCCACGCATTCTTGATGTACTTCGGCGATCTGCCCATTTTCTTTTCATCGTCTATAGCGGACTGCCATCGTGCGTCCGGCGTGGTGTAGATATTGTATGCCATCGCCCGCTGAAAGGTATTATCCCGATATCTGATATAGCCGTATACCGTAGACGGTGAGCGACGCCCACGGCGGACTAAATCACGGGTATTCTCTATGTATGCGTCTACTGCTTCGCCTAGCGTAAGCCGCCCCTGTGGCCGCTCCTGAGCTTCCAGAATGCCGTTTTTGATTGCAAGGTATTCTGATAGGCACTCATCATAAGTATCGCGTGTAATGGACGTGCGCCGCCCATCCAAGTATACACGGGTATGCCACGCGCCGGAGGGAAGCTGCTCTATTTTTGGCAGCTTTATTTCCGGCTCATTCTTTCTTTTTGCCATAAGGAATCCCCCTTTACATGCGGTTAGAAAAAATGGCAGACCGCCGAAACGGTCTGCCACTGTTTTTGAGAACTAGGTGGGGCGACGCTCCCACATCTCCTAACAAGGGCGACGGCTGCCCGTTCCGTCTTCTAGTCCTTTCTGCTTTTGAGCAACGCGGCCTTGGTTTCGATAATATTTAACGGACTATGTAGAACCCCACGTTCAACCATGTTCAAGTAGGCAAGCGCTTTTACACGGATGTTTTTCTTTATATTTTTGTTTTCCAAAACATAAGGCACATTGTTGATATTGTATGGGCGTAGTACATGTTCCGGGAGGACGGGGAACATATCGCAGATAATAAAAGCCCTGTCTTTTCCGTATATCGGCGCTATGAGGTAATGCACGCAGTTTCCGGAGCCGTGCCGCCTCTCACTTTCATATATCAGCCGCTTGTATTTATCTACGTTGGTACTCATTGGAACCATCCATAGGACACCGGATTTGTCCGCCATAGCGTAGTAGTGGGGGCGGCTCTCCTGCTTATTCTTCATATAGCGGTTGTTCCCGTATTTTTCAAAGAAAGCATCACGGATTATGTATATTCCGGAGTCCTGTATCTCTGTCATTTGTTATCCCCCAAAAAAGAATGCCGAACCGGCATGGCGGCCAGTCCGGCATTTTCAGGCCGGAGTTTTGTATCCCGCTCCCGGCAAGCGGCAGTCTTACAACAAGCCGAAGTCTTATATCCCGCTCTCGGCAGGCGGCAAATTAGGGCGGACGATGAACGTCGTCTATATAGCGTAGGTGGTTATCCTACGTCTATATTGTACCCCGAGAAATGGAAAATAGCAATAGACAGATTGACCAAAAACGGAAAAATATTTCCGACAATCGTAAAAATTTATCTTACCTCTGAATCCATCCGGTTCCCGGGTGCATGATATCGAAGATGAGCCAGCCTACTAGGAAGATTACCAGCACCGCAATGGAAATGCCCATAATCAGAATCACCCGCCGATTCTGGCGGTTGAGAATGCTGTAGTGCGTTTGCAGCTGCATGGTGTGCCGCCTGTAGTCCTCGCTCTGGCGGATGATCGTTGCCTGAAGATATTCCACATATTCCTCCATGGACTGGCCGGGGGCAGGTAGCACAGGGTGTTCCTCCGGGGTGTACTGCACGGCGGCCTCAATGCTCTGCACAAGCCTTGCCGTCGGCTCCGTCGCACCATTCAGGGCGCGGCAGATCGTGGCCTTGGATACGCCGCAGGTTTCTGCCAACTCCTGCTGGGACATGCCCCGCTCCTTCCGCAGGGCTTCCAATTCTGATAAATGCTCGGAAATATTCATAAAACCGCCTCCAAAAACGGAATGTTTCACATATGGAACGATTGTTGCGAAAATGGAACGGGAATTTCACATCTGGGGCTTTACGAAACGCCTGTGCGGGGTGTATGGTGGTATTGCAACCGGCAAGGGACACACGTCGTTACCGGCGGCAAAGCCCCGTCACCTTGTGGCACGGGTGGCGGGGCATATTCAACAAAGTTCCCGCTCTAATTTTTCAGCATGGTATACACGATCATATTTCCCTGCCTTGTTCGGACGCAAATTGCTTCAAGAATTGATAGTTCCTCGTGTTCTGGGTTTTCATTCTCCGATACCCGGAAAGCGACTTAGGACACTTTCCGGGAATATGTTTTTTTAGCCAAAAAAAGTTGCGAGCGTCATTACCACGTTTTGTTTCATATTCTATCATGTTGTCGTCCATATCTTTTTCGGCTTCGGATTTCAACGCTTGTTCCGCCAGGTAAGCCCGTGATTTTTCTCTTGCAGCTCGCGTACGATCGTCAACGAAAGGGCGCTTGCTAAAAACCGAAATATTTAATGCATATAGCCTATTTCGCAATGGGTGGCACGAAAGTGTGTAGTCTAAATGCGGGTCATCAACTCCGTCAATATATGGATAAAATACATGACTACAACCGGGATGAACTCTCCCAGTCTCATAAAAGAAGCCGGGGATTTTTGGAAACTTTAGACTCTTGCCAGATATAGAGTAAACACGCCCCTGATATTTTGCACACTCTGGGCAGGTTACGTTGTGAACACTCATTATGACAAAATCTGTCTTGAGGTTCTTGGCAGACGCGATTGCTTCCTGAAAAATATACTTATCAAGAATGTCTCTTTGCTCTTGACAGTATCTGTCAACATATTCTTTTTCCGCAATTGCCTCATCAACCTGACCGTCCCGCGCTAGAATGCGGACAAGAGGGTAAAGCTCTTGCTTTTGTATCCGAGTTCCGTAATCAAGTATCGCAAGTTCGCTGGACTTGCTCATGCAGGCAACAGCCAGCCTCATGCGCCCGTTTTTCTCATGCTCATACGCCTTCCTGCGCAATATGTAATATAATTGGCCTGTCACACCCGTTGTAAACGGGCAACGAAGGCCTTTTTGAACGGGGATTTTGTTAATGCCACTAATACTGTTTAGATCGTAATGGGCTTCAATCCAATCACTTTCGGCTTGGCGCATCTTCTGATAATCGTCTTGCGGATTTGCGAGAGCGTCATATTGCCCTAATGCCGGCGAGACTTCTGGAAATTCGAGCTGCTTGTCACATTTTTCTGTGCGCTTTAAGAAGAGATTCTTAACAATACCGGGAAATTTTCCATTAAAAGCATTCACGAAACTCACCACCGACTTTTTTGTTATAGTGGGTGCCTTTTCACATAGAATCCACAGGAAAATCATACCACGTTCGACATATAATTTCAACGAAAAGAAAAATTTTTGTGCAAATTTCTAATTAGTCCGGTTTATTGGACACATGACGTGCTATTATACGCTACGTAATCAAACAAACGTTTATAAATACACAATGGAGGGACAAAATATGGAGACCAGAGAGGAAATTATTGCGTGGATTGTGGAACAATTGCGGGCGCTGCCGTTGGGGGTGCTAAAGCAAGTTCGTGGATTTGTCAGGGGAGTTTCGCAATTATAAAGCACATGGCAAAGCGCCGGGGTGGTAAAGCCCCGGCGTTTTTTATAGGCTTTCATAAATGTTTCGGAGAGCCTGCTCTAACGCGGCTAGTTCCTCATCAGATCGGGAGCAGATCAGCTTAATTACGTTTTTCTTAAATTCGCTTGATCCGTTCAGGATGTTACCAACCATTTCTGCAACTTCCTCTTCTTTCGTTTTCGGTTCAAACATTTCCCCGTCTCCTGTTCTCAGCCAATCCTCCCGGACTGAAAAAAGACGGCAAATATCGGAGACCGTGCGGTCACTGGGTTCTCGCTTCCCTTTTTCAATCATCCAAACATAGTTTTCGGATAGGCCGAGTTTTACGGAAAATTCTTTTTGTGAAAGTTTCAAAACATCCTTACGCAAGTATTTAATTCGCTCGTTCAAAGTGTGACACCTCCTTCCTGTGATTGTAAGGTATCATAAAAGCCTAACAAAGTCAAGAAAAAAATAAAAAAAGGTATTGACAGACATGACTCAGTGTGGTAATATAGCACTATCAGTTAGGGATAAAACCTAACAAGCCTAGCAAACCAGATAACGGGAGGAGGTGAGAACATGGCACTATTAAGATTTGCGTCGAACAGCTTCAGGACTGCGATAGAACTTGATGGGAAAGGAATCGGCGAGGGGATAACGAAGATGGAATTCAAGTGCGCTGGCGGAGAACCCGCAAAGCTGAATCTGGAAATTGATCTTGATAGATTCCGGTTTTTGCAGGCCGGGGAGTTCGACAAGGCAGTAAAGGAAATGGAGGATATGGATAAGGACTTAGATTGCGCGAAATGCCGAAATGAGTGATATTAGCCCGCTGACAGTCTCAGTAAATGCGGAAAAGAACTCCTTTGGTTTGCTTTCCATGTATTCAATTCCGGATTCCAGCAAAGTTACATTGCCGAAAATATCGATTTCTAGATAGCCGGACTTGCGAAGTTCCCATAAGCAGTACCGTATATCTTCGGCATTCCAATTAGAAAAAGCGTCAATAGCTTTTATCTTGGCACTCTCAAACCGAACGGCTTGGTTCTTGGCGGTTCCGAAGCTTCGGCGGCGGAGGTACTCGGAGTAGATAATTACAAACGCTTTTTCGGTATCTTTTGTCATATAATCACCCCCTTTCAAGGGGATTGTAGCACGGCAAAAATCATTTATCAATAGCCGAAACGGCCTGAAAAGGCCGTCCGCCGGAACCGCCCACCCGGCGCTGATGATGGCAGGGCAAACACCGTGACAATATGAGCGCCCCCGCTTTTATGGCTCTGGGTATTGGGTATCCATCCCCATGTAAAAGGCACGACCACCCGGAAATTGCTCGACGGGGCTTGACGGTGAAGAAAATATCGGGGAGCTGGCATTCAGCTTGAATGAAAAATTTAGTAAAGGAGGAAATGAAAATGCCTGAGAAAATCGTATCCGGATAAATATTTCGACTTGGCTGTAGTCGATCCGCCGTATGGAAGGGGGGGGGGGGGAGTTCGTCAGCGGCACCCGCTTCGGTGGACGCTTTGACAGGTACCTGCAAGATTGCCCGGACGGGAGGAAAGTGGGCGGCAAAGTTCGGAAAAAAATCACGAGCTGGGACTATGCCCCCGGCGAGGACTATTTCAATGAGCTTTTCCGGGTGAGCAAGGAGCAAATCATATGGGGCGGGAACTATTTCCAGCTCCCACCCAACAGATGCTTTTTGGTCTGGCTGAAAACAAATATACCGGAAAACTTTTCTATGGCAATGGCGGAATATGCTTGGTGCAGTTTCAACGATAACGCGAAAATGTTTTTTTGAACTCTGTTTCCACCTGTTGGCATTTGGGGCATACTTCACCGGAAAGCGCCCGCTGTGCCGATAGGGAGGCCATCGGCGATATATATGGCGCGAGGCCGATTCAAACGGCCTTCTGTTGGGGAGAGAGCGCCCAACTCGTTATCTACCGCGCCATGCAAAAAGAGGCTCAGGAACAACCCCAAGCCTCTTGCGCTTTTTCTTTTTTACCAGTATAGCACATTCAAACCGAAAAATCTTCCGGTTTTTTTCCGGTTTTTCAAATTTCTGCGCATCCGTACAGGGAAATTGTAAAATGGTGAAGCGCCGAATCCTTTCGCGCATAAACCTGAGATTTTTCAATCCCAAATTCTTCGCACAACCTGTCCACATTTCCCCTCGCAGGCTTTATGTAGAATCTATCCAGCACCTTCCGCTCATCGTCTGTAAGGACTTCAAGCCCGGAATCCACAAGCGACACCCATTTTCTCGCCTGTTCGAGTGACCGCGCCAGTTCCTCACGGTGAACGATATTCGATAGCATCGCATCTTCCCGGCCGGAACCACCGCCGCTTACCGGCGTACCGTCAGCCGTGGCGCTTCGGATACTCTGCATAGCGGATTCCAGCCGCGCCATTTCTTCGGGAATGCTTTTCAGGGACTGTGCCTTTGCACTGTATTCCTTTAGCTTTTCAATGGCCTCATACTTCCAGTTCATTCCGTTCCTCCTTGCATATCTTATTAAATCTCTGTATAGATATACACAATACACACAAGATATAAGATTATATTTAATATATACTATACAGGGATAAAGCTATAATATTAAATTCTGTCTCCTGTTCTCCGTTTTCTCCCTCCTTTCGGTGCAATCCTTCCCAGGCGGGAAAGGCCGCTTTTCCCCGCTGACGAATATGTAATTGCAGCACCGGCTGCCTTCGCAATATCCGAAGAAATACCGGCACCCGACGCAATACTTCCTGCCGTCCCTGTACTCCACATTACCGCCCCGTTTCCATCACAGGATAATCCGCTGCTGTGCTGTATATTCTGCCCACACCGCCTCCTGTTTTTCAAAATATTCCTTGTCAATTTCCGTTCCTACAAAATCCAGATCGAAATCATACGCCGCCCGCCGGGAGCTACCGCTACCAAGATGAGTATCCAGAATCTTGAATCCCGGCTTCGTGTAGTGGGCGTATATCCATCGGTATAATTCTTCCGGCTTTTGAGTTGGGTGAAATCTGCCCGCTATGCCCGCAGATGACATTTTGATAACTTTAATCAACAGGAAGGATTGATAGCAATGTTTGTAGAAATCGCAAAGGTCGGGAAGCAGGAACGCCCTACGGTAACAAGCCTTGATGTGGCGGAGACGTTCGGGAAACTGCACCAGCACGTTCTCAGAGACATTCGCGAACTTGGATGCAGCGAGGAATTTCGGCTGTCCAATTTTGGACAGTCGAGCTATGAGAACGCGCAAGGACACAAGCAGCCGATGTTCGTCATAACCCGCGACGGGTTCACCCTATTGGCCATGGGTTATACTGGCGAACTTGCTATGAAGTTCAAGGAAGCGTATATCAAGCAGTTCAACGCTATGGAAGCAGCCTTGCAAGGCAAGCTGATCGAGCGCGAAAAAGGGATTGCCGTTCGTCAGGCGTTGACCAAAGCGCTACAGCAGTCCAGAGAGGACGAGCGGATGCACGGCCATGCGTATTCCAATTACACGAATTGCATCTACAGGGCGTTGTTCGGGAAAGACGCGGCGCAGCTTCGCCGGGATTATGGGCTTGGCGCAAAGGACAATCTTCGGGACGCATTTCCGCAGGAAGAACTTGCCGCTGTGCAGTCCATGGAGCGCCTTGTGAGCGGCCTTGTTGACTGCGGCTGGGAATATGCGCAAATTAAAGAATTTATCGGGAAAACCAATTCGAGATTGGCTATTTCCGCATGATGAGCAACTGGTAAGCTACTTTGCCGAGTTGCTTTTTATTATCCTGAATGAGAGGTGGTGACGGGTGGCAGACGGAACGAAGAACCTTATTCCCTTCGACCAGAGAACAGAGGAAGAACAGAAAAGAATACGAACAGCTGGCGGCATTGCCTCCGGTGCCGCCCGCCGTCGAAAGCGGAACCTGAAACAAGCAGCTGATCTGTACCTGTCCTTGCCAGTAACAGACAGACGTGTGCGGAATAAAATTGCCCGTGACGGGGTGAATCCTGAGGATATCGACAATCAGATGGCCATGATCGTTGGACTGACAGAGGCAGCGGTTCGGGGAGATGCCAGATGCGCCAAGGTGCTGGTTGATTTGCTTGGGGATTCCACCGTGGAAGAACCCACACCGGATGACGGATTCATGGACGCACTTCGAGAAGAGGCGGGACAGATATGGCAGGAGGATTAAAACAGGTTGCATTTCGGTTTCAGCCCTTTTCCAGGAAGCAGAAGCAGATACTCACCTGGTGGCTCCCGGAATCCGGTGTATCAGACGCAGACGGAATCATAGCAGATGGAGCCATCCGGTCAGGGAAAACCGTGTGTATGTCGCTGGCTTTCATTCAATGGTCGATGCACAGCTTCAACGGCCAGAATTTCGGAATGTGCGGAAAAACTGTGGGCAGCTTCCGACGGAATGTTCTATCTGTGCTCAAGCAGATGCTTCCGGCAAGGGGATACACCATACGCGACAGGCGGACGGATAACCTGGTGGTTATCTCCCGGGGCAGCACCGAGAATTATTACTACATCTTTGGCGGTAAGGACGAAGGCTCCCAAGATCTGGTGCAGGGCATTACCCTGGCTGGAATTCTTCTGGATGAAATCGCCCTGATGCCGGAGAGCTTCGTCAATCAGGCAACCGGCCGCTGCTCTGTGGACGGCTCCAAGTTCTGGTGCAACTGCAACCCGGCAGGCCCGGGGCATTGGTTCAAAAAGCAATGGATCGACGAACGGCAGAAACGGAACCTTCTGTACCTCCACTTCACCATGGAGGATAACCTGAGCTTGTCGGAGCAGATACGAGCCAGATACCGGGCGATGTACACCGGCATTTTCTACCGGCGGTATATCCTGGGGCAGTGGTGCCTTACGGAAGGGCTTGTGTATGAGTTCGACCCAGAGAGGCACGTCACGCACGATTTACCGGAATGTGGAGAGTGGTATATATCCTGTGACTATGGAACACTGAACCCATTCTCTGCTGGCCTGTGGTGCGTCAGAGACGGCGTTGCTGTCCGGGTTGCGGAATTTTATCATTCCGGCAGGGAACAGCAACGACAGCTAACGGATGAGGAATACTACCGGGCAATCGAACAGCTAGCCGGTGACAGGGATATCCGGCACATTGTGGTTGACCCGTCTGCGGCCTCTTTTATTGCCTGCATTCGCTCACACAAGCGTTTCTCCGTCAGGAAAGCGAAGAATGATGTTATGTACGGTATTCGCCTGACGGCCATGATGCTCCAAGCTGGTGTTATCAAAATCGGCTCTGGCTGCAAGGACGCGATTCGGGAATTTGGCCTGTACCGCTGGGACGACAAGGGAGAAGTGGATAAGCCTGTGAAGGAAAACGATCATGCCATGGATGATATCCGGTATTTCTGCGCGACCGTCATGCGCAGAAACCACCAGGCACGAAAGATTATTGGAGGAATTTGCGATGAGGAAACGGATTCGTAAATGGATCGTGGATATGGCACCTATTTGGGCGAAAGCGTCGTTGCAAGCCGATATCAGGACGCTTGAAGCGGAAAATCTGCGGCTTCGGGCGGAAGTGGATACTTTGAACGCCTATATACAGGGCTTGCAGTATGCAACCCGCGCGCTGCGGCGCATCACGATCAACGCAGGAGGAGAAAAGCGTGATTTATCCGAACAGTGATTATGAAATGGCGTTTCGCGCCGTTGACATGACATCTCCGGAAATGAAATTGGCCATCCATAGGTGGCAGGATCTGTATTATGAGAAGGACGCGGGCCCGGATTATGACCCGTGCCAGCGGATTCCATATACCATCGTCCGTAAACTGACAAAGACGGCATTTTCGGAGTATTCGGCATCCAGCAAAGACGCGTTTGTTTCCGAAATCCTCGACGCGGCAGACGCGAAAAAGAAAAGCGCTATGCAAAAAGCCCTGATCGGCGGAGAAAGCGGCTTAAAGCCTATCCCGACGGGCAGCGGTTTCCGCTTCGCAGTTGTGAGCAGACCGAACATTCTGGTATTTGGCCGGGACGGGGACGGGAATATGACCGACATCGGCATGGCAGAACACAGCATCCGTGACAGATTCTATTACACACTGTTGGAACGGCGCACGGTGGATGATAGCGGGTATCTGACCATTACCAACAGACTGTATCGGTCGAACGACCAGAACAGCTTGGGGCAGGCTGTGGTGCTTACAGAGCTGCCACAATATGCGGAACTCGCGGAAGAATACACGTTCCCTGAGCCACTGGGAAGCGTCGGCGTTGCATGGCTGAAAACGCCGATTGACAACAGTGTGGACGGTAGCCCCGACGGGGTATCCGTTTATGACGCGGCTGTCGGCCTGATTGAAAATATCAACCGGAACGAGGCGCAGATCAACGGAGAGTTTGAGCGTGGGAAAAGCCGGATTATTGCCAGCGCGGATATGCTGGAGGTTGACGAGGTCGGCGGGCGGAAAAACCTGTCCGCAAGCGTATTTACCGCAGTGGATGAATCCCCTGACGACATAGGCATCACTATTTTCTCCCCGGCGCTGCGGGAACAGTCGTATATTGCCAGAAAAACGGAATATCTCCGGAATGTGGAGAACGTGATAGGCTTAAAGCGCGGGCTGCTGTCCGAGGTGGAAGCCGCAGAAAGAACGGCTACCGAGGTGACGTCCTCTGAGGGCGATTACAACCTGACGATTATCGACTTCCAGCAGATGTGGGAAAGCGCACTGCGAGAGGCCGTCAGGCTGTGCGGCGTTCTGGGGCGGATGTACCGCGTACCCGGTGCCCACGACGTGGGAGATGATTCCATTGTCGTGGATTGGGGCAACGGCGTTCTGTTCGATGAGGAAAAGACTTGGGCTGACTACAAGGACATGGTCGCGGCGGGGCTGCTGAAACCCGAGATTGCACTCGGGTGGAAATTCAACATGCCCCGGGATACGGAAGCACAGTTAGCGAAAATTCGGAAGAAGTACATGCCGGAAGTCGTAGAGGACGGTGAATAACTGTGCTGACCGCTGACCAGATTGAAGCCCTTGGAAATAAGGCACAGCAGCTCATTACCCCGGTGACGGAGTTCCTGATTGAGGATATCGCCAGGAGAATTGCGGAAGCTGGCCAATTCACCAGCACAGCGGCCTATCAGACGTGGAGGCTTCAACAGCTGGGTATTTCTCAGCGGCAGTTAAAAAAGGAGCTTCGAAAGCGGCTGAAAGTATCCCACCGGGAGCTTCGGCGACTGATAGAAAAGGCCGGGGAAACCGGATACAGTTATGACATACGGAAACACCCCTATGTACAGGCGGTGCCATTCCGCAGCAATGAGGTCTTACAGCAGATTGTGTCTGCTGCGGCGCAGCTGGCCGATTCCGAACTGGACAATATCACCCAGACAATGGGGGCAGTCATGCCGAATGGCAAGGCTGTGGGGCTTACAGACGCTTACAGACAGGCTTGCGATTTCGCCTTTACGAAGGTTTCGACGGGGGCGCAGGATTATGCCTCCGCCATCCGGGAGGCTACCCGGAATCTGGCAGAAAAGGGGATTGTCACAGTCGACTATGAATCCGGCGTTCATACCTCCATGGAAGCCGCTGTCAGGCGTAGCGTTATGGGCGGCTTGGGACTGATGCAGGAGCAGATCAGTCAGCAGAACCACGATGATTTCGGCTGTGACGGCTGGGAGATATCCGCTCACGCGGCCAGTGCCCCCGACCATGAGCCGATTCAGGGCAGACAGTACAGTGACGCAGAATACGAGAAACTGAATAACTCCCTTGTGCGGCGTATCGGTACGCTGAACTGCGGCCATGCGGCTTTCCCGATTATTCTGGGTGTTGATTCTCCGCAATACACGCCGGAGGAACTGGACAAATTCAGGAAAGATAACGAAAAAGGCATTGACTACGACGGGAAGCACTACACCACGTATGAGGCTACCCAGCGGCAGCGGCGGATTGAATCCGCCATCCGGAAGCAGAAACGCAGGATTTTGGTTGACGAGGCTACAGGGGACAAAGAGAACTTACAGCGCGATCAGATCAAATACCAGGTTTTGGATCAGGAATATAAGCGCTTTTCCGAAGCGGCAGGACTGCGGATGCAGCACGAGCGCATGGAAATGCCCGGGTTCGGCGCAAAACAGGCCAGAGAAGCGGAAAAGGCGGCAGAAAACTATGAGAAAGGGAGTAAGCAAGCATGATGTACTGCCCATACGCAGTAAACCGGCATCTGGTTCAGCAGACGACGCAGGAGTACGACGAAAGCGGCAACCAGACTTTACAACAGGTGATAGAACACAACACCGCAGAATTCATCGAGTGCAAAAAGGAATCATGCGGCGCGTGGCACGATGGGAAGTGCCACTATAATCAAGTTGATTGAAGCAACTATTCGGGTTTTCCGAACGGTTGCTTTTTTCATACCATTTTTGCCGTGGCAGGCGTAAAACGAGCCGACAGCAGGGGACGCAACCCCCATATAACAAAGCATAGCTGAGAAAGGAAGTATATGAAACGCGAGTTTTTGCAGAATTTCAAGGTAGGAGACCAGCCCCTGAGCAAGGAGATCATTGACGAGATCATGGCAGAGAATGGCCGGGATATCGAAGCGGCTAAGAAGCCTTTTGCTGACTATGACACCATCAAGAGCCAGCTGAGTGAGGCGCAAAAGACCATTTCCGGCTTTAAGGAGCAGGACATCGATACCATCAAGCAGTCTGCCAAGGATTGGGAAAAGAAGTAAAACGATGCCATTGCCGAGAGCAACCGGAAGATCGCGGATATGGAATTCTCCCACGCCCTAGATGCCGCCATCACCGGCGCAAAGGGTAAAAGCACCAAGGCGATCCGGGCGCTGCTGGACATCGACACTTTGAGAAGCAGCAAGAACCAGGAAACGGACATTAAGGCCGCTCTGGAAGCTCTCCGGAAGGACAGCGGCTATTTGTTCGATGACGGCAAAACGCCGCCCCCCTATGCCGGGAAGACCGGTACAGGGCAGCAGGAGCCTAACGGCGAACCGACGACCCTCGCCGGTGCGCTCAGGGCAAATTACAACATGAAGTGAAAGGATGATTTTTAACTATGGCAATTACTCTTGCAGAAGCAAAGGTCGGCATGGCCGACAAGGTCGATCAGCAGGTGGTCGACGAGTTCCGGCGCAGTTCTCTGTTGCTGGACAGACTGGTGTTTGATAACGCCATTTCCCCCGGCACCGGCGGTTCCACTCTGACCTACGGTTACATTCAGCTGAAAACCCCCTCTACTGCGGCTGTCCGTGCTATCAACAGCGAATACACCGCAGGCGAGGCGAAGCGGGAGGAAAAGACCGCCAAGGCCGTTATCATGGGCGGTTCCTTCCAGGTTGACCGCGTGATTCAGAGCACCTCTGGAGCCATTGATGAGCTGGCATTCCAGGCGCAGCAGAAGATCAAGGCAACCAGCAACTATTTCCACAATCTGGTGATCAACGGCACCTCCGCCGCGTCCGGCACCGGGTATGTCACGAACACCTTCGACGGCCTGAGAAAGGCTCTGGCGGGCACCTCCAACGAGTTCGCTACGGATATTGACCTGTCCGATTCCACCAAGCTGGACAGCAACGCCAATGCCTTCGTTGACCAGCTGGATCAGCTGACCCACATGGTGGACGGCGGCGCTTCTCTGCTGCTGATGAACACCGCCATGCTGCTGAAAGCCCGGGCGGCTGCCCGCCGGGCGGGGTATTACGACCGCAAGAAGGACGACTTCGGCAGGGCTGTGGAGTACTTCGGCGATATCCCCATCATGGATGCCGGTATGTACTACAACGGCACCAAGTCTGTGGATGTCATCGACACCTCCACCCCCAGCACCACCGCCGCCGGTACTTCCAGCATCTACGCTGTGAATATCGCCCTGGACGGCTTCCACGGCATTTCCCCCACTGGAACTGGTGTCATCAACAGCTATATGCCCGACCTGAAAGCCCCCGGCGCTGTGAAGAAGGGCGAAGTGGAGCTGGTTGCCGGTGTCGTTCTTAAGAACACGCTCAAGGCGGCGGCGCTGAACGGCATTATCCTGAAGCCCAAGACCGCGTAACGGAAAGGAGACGCCCTGATGATTGACTATGATTTTTACATAAGCAGCTTTCGGGGCGACGCTATCCCCGCAGAGGACTGGGACACGTGTGAAGCCCGTGCGGCGGCGCAGCTGGCAAAATACAAGCGCATATACACGGTAAAGGCACCGGAGGAGAACTCCGAAGCCCTTGCCGTGTGCGCCATGGCAGAGGCTATTCACGGCTTTGATCTGATTACCAACGGTGAGGGCGGCGCTGTTCAGTCTGCGTCTATCGGCTCCGTTTCGGTGAGCTATGGTAGCGGGAACGGTGTTGATGTCAGCGCCAAAGGGCAGTCGCGGGAGCTGTACCGATGCGCCTGCCTGTATCTCGATATCTACCGGGGGTGCTAGCTATGGTGAGAATCAAGCGCCGCAGCTGCCCCGTAGACTACCGGCTGTGTAATCAGGCGGTCACGGTATACCACCGGGACGGCGACAAAGTAACCAGAACAGTACACGATAGAGCCTTTTTGGATTACAAAAAAACCGAGAATGTGGACAAGGCCGGCAGTAAGGAAGCCAACTCCTTTCTGCTGGTCATTCCCTGTTCGGAGGTATGCGTTTATCCGGAGGACAAGGTGCTGCTGGGTGCCGGGGAGGAAATCACGGCGGCGCAGTGGCCGTCCTTCATTCCGGTGAAGGTTCCGGGGCTGGTTGTTGTGAAGTACGTTGACCCCAAATACTGGGGCGGCAAGCTGGTTCATGTGGAGGCGGGAGGATGAAAACACGGATAAAGGTTGATATGAAGCCCGTAGACACAATCCTGACAAGGCTTGGCGTCAATAAAACCGGCGATGTGCAGATGCAGCTTACCCGGATAGCGAACAAGCGGATAACGCGGTACATGCCGTTCCGAACCGGTGTGCTTTCCACGAAGCTTAAGTATATCTCAAGCCCGACAGAGATCACGGTTATGGCACCATACGCCCGGTATCAGTACTACGGCAAGGTCATGGTAAATGCCAAAACCGGAAAAGGCCCCGCTTTCATTCCGGGAGTTGGATACCGGTACAGAAAAGGAACCGTGCTGAGAGCGACTGATCGGGATTTGAACTATGACACCACCAAGAACCAGCAGGCGGGGCCGTTCTGGGACAGACGCATGATGGCTGCAGAGAAAGACCAAATTGCGCACGACCTACAGGCTTATATCAACAGGAGGAGCGGAATATGACGGCGCTGGAAAAAATCAAGGACTTTATCGGGCAGTACCCCGGCGCGGATATCTTCCGCGATTTCCACGTTGACTACACAGACCAGATTCCGTTCAACGGCGGTGTTTTCCCCTCCGGGCTTGTGGAGGTTTCCAGAACACGGGATATCCTCGGGAACACGACAGTGGTCAACCAGTACAATTTCGGGCTGTACTACGTGTTCGAGAAGTCCCCGGGGGATGATACCGGAGCATCTGAAAATGCGGGCTGGGTCATGGACTTTCAGGAGTGGGTGCAGAAAATGTCCGTTATGGGCAATGCCCCCACCTTTGGGGATGACCCGAGGGCGGAGAAAATCACCGCGCAGAACGGCGTTCTGTACGGTGCAGACGAAGAAGGAACGGCAATGTACATGGTACAGCTGTCCGTTCAATTCAAAAAACGATTTATGAGGTGAAATAATGGCAGATTTAGAGTTTAATACCGCATCCGGCCAGACCGTAGACCGTGAGCTGCTGATCGCGTACTTGAACACCGGAACAACACCTGCTCCTGTGTGGTCGCCGCTTGGTAGCCGCGTCACGGATTCCAGCATGGAATACGACTGGCAGGAGGAATCCAACAAGGATATCCTCGGCACGACCAGAAGCACGATGAAAAAGCCAATCATCACGCAGACCTTTGACCCGTGCGATCTGGACGCCGGAGACGCTGCGGTTCTGAAAATTTGGAACCTTGCTGTCAAGGAGCAGAACGTGGCGGCACTGACCAATCAGGATATGCTGATTGTGCATCTGTACGCCGGTACTAAGGACACGGCGGCCTTTGCAGAGCGCTACAGCTCCTGTATGGTCAAGCCGTCCAGCCTTGGCGGCGAGGGCGGCGGCTTTGTTGGAATGCCTATGGACATTACATACGGCGGCGCACGCACGGTAGGTACTGCGGCGGTAAGCGCCGGAACCGTTACGTTCACGGCTGATACCTGATGCAAATACGGGGCGGTGAGTGCCGCCCCAAAATCTTTGGAGGGATTATGAAAGAACTGACACTGAATACCGGCGAAATCGAGTATAGGCTTAACGATAAATGCACGGTTCGGTTTAACCCTACAGACCCCGCATTTGCCGACCGAATTTATTCGGCGCTCGACGAGTTGTCCCGGAAGCAGGAAAGCAAGAACCTGGACAACATGAGTACAAGAGAAACGTTTGACTACCTCCGGAAACTGGACGCAGAGATGCGGGAGACGATTGACGGTTGCTTCGATACCCCTGTATGCGAGCCGTTGTTCGGCAAAATGAGCGTGTATGCAAGCGCGGAGGGGATGCCCCTGTGGATGAATTTAATGCTTGCCATTATCGACGAGTTCGATGATGGAATTAAGCGGGAAAAGGCGTTCCACAGCGAAAAACTGGCGAAATATACAAAGAAGTACAGCCGATGATGTACGAACTTCCGACATCTGTCAACGTATGCGGAACAGATTATGATATTGAGACGGATTTTCGGGCGATTCTGGATATATTCGGCGTTCTGGAAGACCCGGATTTGACAGGCAATGAAAAGGGAATCGGGATGCTTGGAATCTTCTACAAAAGATTTTTTGATATGCCCGTAGAGCATTTCGGCGAGGCTGTTCAAAAATGCTACTGGTTTATCAATGGCGGCAACGACAAAGTCTGCAAAAACGCCACAAAGTTGATGGACTGGGAGAAGGACTTTCCGATTCTGATTGCCCCGGTAAACCGCATTGCCGGGACGGAAGTCCGCTCAATGCCGTATTTGCACTGGTGGACATTTCTTTCATATTACATGGAAATCGGGGATTGCTTCTTTGCGCAGATCGTGCGGATACGGGATTTGAAAGCGAAAGGAAAACTGAAAGACAAAGCGGATAAGGACTTCTACCGGCGAAACAGGGACGCTGTGGATATAAGGACGCAGTATTCCGACACGGAGAACGAAATTATAAAGGCGTGGACGTGAAAACACCCGCAATTTCAGCCATTTTTTTCACGTCGTCACGGTTCCAGAGAAGAACACCAGTTGCGTCTGCTGCTTGCTTTGCGCCTTCCGTAAAATAGCGATTTGTCATTACAGCACCAACGTGACAATGGTAGATTGTTTTCCCGGTGTTAACCTCCTGCACTGGCTTATTCCCTAGATCTGTTGCGTAGCACTTACACTGTATCGCATACTTTATGCCAGCTTTTTTCGCGAGTATATCAACGCCCTGATCGCCGCTACCCCGGGTGACCTCGACATCAATAAACCCGTTTTTCCTCAAAATATCGGCACACCAGAATTCAAAAGCGTGTCCTTCCATGCAATCTATGGCAGACATTCCCATTTTTTGCACCGGGCGGGCAATAGCGCCATGCTGATTGCGGATAATCTTCCACGTAAAATCGGGATACTTTTTAACAAATCCAAGTTCTTCTAGCTCGTTTGCCAAGTCAGATGCCACGTTAAAACTCCGTATTTCAAGCTTTCTTTGAAGCATGGAGATTGAAAAAGGTTCGAGATTCGGTAATAGCTGTATTGCATCACGAACCATTTGCGGGGTGACCTTTCTGGCAAAGTAATACCTCTTAGAAAGATACTTTGCACTCAGAATTCCGCAAACTATTGGAACAACGAGGATAGTTATTGTATACCCAGCGCCAACAGTGATTTTTCCGTTTTCGTTCGCAGGCAAAATAGCCGTGGCAAGAGACAGAATAAGAAGAGCGGACAAGAACCACGCTACGGAAAAAATGAATACTGTTTTCAGTTTTTTCATAAGGCAATCCCCCAGTGCATTATTTTATCATTTAATTTCAACAGTTCCTATAGCGCATTAAAAGAGCAGGTGATTATATGGCAAATGCTGACGGTTCAATCATTTTCAGCACGGAGATCGACAACAAAAAAGCACAAGCTGAGCTTGATAAACTGGAAAAGAAAATAGCTTCCCTGGAAATCAAGGCAAGCCAAGCCGGGGCAAAGAAAATACCGCTAGAGGAGCAGGCCGATGCTTTGGGCGTGGCACTGGATGACGCGAAGCAGAAGCTCGAAGCGTTAAAAGCCAGTGGCGCATCTCCCGGTGCGATAGGGGCGCAATCGGAAACGGTTACTTCGCTACAGTACCAGTGGGATCAGGTTAACAACAAGATTGACAGATATAACCGCGAAATTGAAAAGGCCAACGGTGATATCGATGTCTCCAAGAGCAGGGCGGGAGAACTCGCCGCGCAACTCGCTTCGGCTGGACGCAGTACCGAGAAAATGAGCGCTGGTGTCAAAAAGGCAGAAAAAAGCGCGAAAACTTTCGCCAGCCGAATGAAATCCGTCGTTCGCTCTGCGCTTGTGTTTACAGTTGTTACGCAGGCGCTTTCAAAGTTCCGGAATTGGATTGGTGATGTGATCAAGGTCAGCCCGGAAGCAACTGCGGCCATTGCAAGGCTCAAGGGTGCTCTGCTTACACTGGTACAACCATTGGTAAATATCATCATACCAGCGTTTACGAAGTTCGTCAACATCCTTGCCGCAATAATTAACAAAATCGCAAGCGTGTTTGCAGTGCTGACGGGAAAGACCGTAGAATCGTCGAAAGCGGCAGCAGAGGCATTAAATAAGCAAACATCCGCGCTTAACGGAACGGGAGCGGCTGCAAAAGAGGCAAAAAAGCAACTGCTCGGATTTGACGAGATTAACCAGCTGACCGAAGATACGTCCGGCGGCGGAGGAGGTTCTGGCACGATAGCACCCGATTTTTCCGGATTTGATGATACAGAGGACGAGTTAAACACCATTCTCGGACTTGTTGGAGCTATAGCAACCGGCCTCCTGGCGTGGAAAATTGCAAGCCTGTTTACCGATAGCCTGAGCATGATCGGAGGTATTGCGCTTGCTGCCGCAGGCGCGTTCGCACTGGTTTATTTCTGGCTTGACGCATGGAACAACGGCATTGATATGCAAAACTTCCTCGGTATGCTCGCTGGTGCCGCCGCTCTAGCCGGAGGTCTTGCCATTGCGTTCGGGTCTATCGCCGCAGGCATAGCGCTTGTAATAGGTGGCCTTGCAATGCTGGTTGTTGGAATAAAGGATGTCATTGAAAACGGATTTACTCTTGAAAACACGTTAACCATCATTGCCGGGCTGCTGGCAGCTGGGCTTGGAATTGGCCTGCTAACCGGCAACTGGATTCCTTTGCTGATTGCCGGTATTGCCGCCGCGCTTATAGCGCTGGTTTCCTTTACCGGGCATGGTGAGGAACTAATTAACGGATTAAAGGAGACTATCGACGGATTCGGTAAATTCTTCAAAGGTGTTTTTTCCGGGGATATGGAAATGACTGCCGAAGGATTAAAGCAGATATGGGACGGCCTTAAAAATACATGGAACGCTATCATTGATTCAATCAGGGACGCATGGAATATGTTCATCGAGTGGCTGCGCGGGAAAAATCCAGAATTAGCCGCAATTTTTGAGACATACGGGAAACTGGTTTCCGACCTTTACAACTCCGTGAAACAAATCCTAGGCGGCATTATCACATTTATTTCAGGAGTATTCACGGGGGACTGGGATAAAGCATGGGAGGGCGTAAAGCAGATTTTCAAGGGCATATGGAACGGTATTGTATCGATTCTGGAGGGCGCAGTAAATCTCATCATCGGCGGCATAAACTGGATGATTCGCCAACTGAACAAAATTCAGATTAAAGCGCCAGACTGGCTTGGCGGCGGCACAATTGGCTTTAATATTCCTGCAATCAGCACCGTCAGCATTCCCCGACTGGCGCAAGGCGCAGTTATCCCGCCTAACCGTGAATTTTTGGCCGTCCTGGGCGACCAGAAAAACGGCACAAACGTTGAAGCCCCTCTGGAAACCATTAAACAGGCTCTTGCGGAGGTGCTTTCGCAGAACGGTTCCGGCGAGGAAATCACAATCAAGTTCACCGGCGACCTTGCGACGCTTGCGCGGGTGCTGACACCTGAGATCACCCGTCAGCAGCGCCGGACACAGCGGGCATTGGGGGTGTAGTATGGCAAAACCATATTTCAAGATCAACGGTGTGGACATCCTCCACCTCACTCAGGAGGGCGGCATAAAGTGGCAGCGCAACGATGTGGAAAGCCCAAACGCTGGGCGAACCATGGACGCTACCATGCACCGTGGCCGGGTGGCGCAGAAATACCGGGCTGATATCACGTGCATGGATATGAACCGCGCGGAAGAGCTTGCGCTTATGGCGCTGATAAACCCGGAGTTTGTCACAGTGGAAACGAACCTACATCCGCTATACGGGAGCCAGATGGCGCAATATTATTCCAACAACGTTCCCGCTTCGATCTCCTACGTTGACCCCGATACCGGGGAATCGGTATGGACGGGTATTTCCTTCCCGCTGATCGAGCAGTAAGGAGGCAATATGCAGAAAACATCTGCTCTGTATAGAAAAATCCTTGCGGGCATCCACACGAAGGAAACGCGGGTTTCTATCGGCGATACTGGCTTTCTTGTGGACAAACGGGGAAACGGAATCACGTTCGGCGGCACCCGCATTCTGGTTGGGGCTTCCGGCGCAGATGCCGGATACGGAATGAACATCCTCGCGTCGGTAGAAACTACCGGCGCGATTTTCGATGGGAACGAGCCGACCGTCGGCAATGTAATAAGCCGAGAGTGCGACATTAAAATGCTGAAACCCTCTGGGAACATTGAAGGAATGTCCCGGATTGCGGTTTATGTAAGGCTTGTCAGCGATGACGGCGAATACTCTGAGTGGCTCCCGCAGGGCGTATTTTATGCGGATTCCATTGACCAGGACGCTGACGAGGACGATGTGCAGTGGCTTAAAATCCACGGCTACGACGCTATTCTGTTCGCTGAGCAGGATTACCCAGCAGACAGCAAGCTGGCGTGGCCAGCAAAGGATATAGACGTTGTGCGGGAGATTGCCCAGGCAATGGGCGTGACGGTAGACCCGAGGACGGCGGAGATTATGCGCAGCGCCTATCCTGTCCAGTACAATCCGGAATATACTTGCCGGGAATATCTTGGATATATCGCCGCCATGTACGCCGGGTGCTTTCTCGTGAGCGAATCGGGGGAATTGCTTCTGGTATGCTTCTGGAATATCCCAAAAGAAACCCGCTACCTGATCGATACCCACGGCTACGCCATTACGTTTGGAGGTGACAGAATCGTTGTCTGACGTAATCAATGTCCGAAAATCGCTTTCGTCGCTGGAAAAGCAAGACACTTTCAACGGATATTCAAAAGTCGTTGTTGTCGTGTCAGATGAAATGGAATACTCAGCCGGAACCGACAGCGGGCGAACACTTACTCTGGACTGCCCGTGGGGTACGCAGAAAATGGCTGAGGATATTCTATCGAGAATCCAAGGCTTTCAATACCAGCCGTATACCGCCGATGGCGCACATATCGACCCGGCGGCGGAGATCGGAGACGGATTTGCCGCCGGAAACTTATACAGCGGGATATACTCCAAAAACGTTTCCCACGGGGCACTGTACACGGCGAATGTATCCGCACCCGGCGGCGAAAAAATCAATTATAAGTACGAGTACAAAACACCTACGCAGCGCAAAATTGAACGCCACTATTCCGAAATGAAGTCCACGTTCAAGGTTCAGGCCGACCAGATTTCCGCCGAAGTCTCTGCCCGTATCGAACAGGGGGACGAATTTACCTCGCGGCTGGACATTCAGAGTGACCAGATCTCCGCGCGGGTGACCAAAACCGGCGGTGACAGTTCGTCCTTCGGTTGGGATCTGCTTAATGATTCCTGGACGGTCAAGGCCAATAATACCACGGTATTCCGGATCACCAAATCCGGCGCGGAAGTCCGGGGGAAGATCACCGCCTTAAGCGGCAAAATTGGCGGTTTTGACATTCAATCCGACTACCTAAGCTATAACAATCAGGTCTGGAACGGCGCCAACAGCCGGGGTATTTACATTGGTGTCAACGGCATTCAGTGCGGCTCTGAGGCTAACGGCGTGCAGATTACGCCGACCGGGAATCTGTACGCTGAGAATGGCTATTTCCGGGGAAGCGTCAGCGCTGGTATGATTGACTACGGTGGCAACGATGGCTATTTCAACGGCGAGGGGCTAGAATCTCGCAGTGTCTCCGGCCTTGAGATTGCGGCCAGCACTGTAAGCACGACTAACACCACTGGCGGTATCAATACCTCGCTTGGATATGCGGATTTCGCAAATGGTGTGTTCAATGGGTGGAATACAGCACCCAGTGTATCAACTGAAGACAGAGGACTGATAATTGGAGGCCATACGATAGCTGTAGCTTCTACATCGTTTAGGGATGGAAACGGCGGAACAATATCTCTACAATACCTAACATGGATTTGATATGACCGATTATACTAGGAGGTTTCTATGGAAAAACTGAAAACCGCAACAGGCAAAGAATTCGACTGCGATTATTTCAACCCCTTTCCTCAGGCGAGGCAAATCAATCTGCGGGTGCTGAATACGTCGCTGCCGACAGTGGCAACTGTATTTGCTGAGCCACAGGAAACCGTGCAAATGTGGTTCGAGGGGCAGTACGCCGCCCAATATACGAAGCTAATCGCTATCGTACCGGAAACCGGCGCGGTGCGTGTGGTGCTGGGAAAGGAGTAAAAATGAACCCTGCAATGAAACTTAGGGCAGTCCTGAATACCCTTGAGGGCGTTCAGGTCGCAGGACGGGAAAACTGGGACAGGATGCTGGGCAGTATGCAGGCCATTGAAGAAGTGATTCAGGCGCTGTCCGCGCCTCCTGCGCCCGAAAAAGAGACTGACGTTGAGGAGGGATGACTTATCGCAGATAAAGCAATATCCGAGCTGATTGCAGCAGAACAGATAAAAGCCGCTGACCTTTTCGTCCTGGAGCAGGACAGCGCGGCAAAGAAGCTGACGGGACAAATTCTGCTGAGCTGGCTGACCGCCGCAGCTGACGGCCATGGCGGTATCAGCAGCATCGTGAAGCAGTCCACCAGCGGCCTTACGGATACATACCGTATCACCATGGCGGACACCACTACCTTTGACTTCACCGTAAAGAACGGGCGGGGCATTTCAGCCATTGCCAAAGTCTCCGTCAGCGGGCTGGTAGACACGTACCGTATTACCTATAACGATAATACCACCAGCACGTTTACCGTCACGAACGGCGCAAAGGGCGATAAGGGCGACAACGCATACGTCTGGATTCGGTACGCGTCTCAGAAGCCAACGGCGGCTTCTCACAGCTTCGGTGTTCTCCCTGACAACTGGATGGGCGTATACAGCGGCAATTCCGCAACCGCCCCAACAGACTGGACGAAGTATCAGTGGTTCGAGATCAAGGGCGAAAAGGGCGATACCGGGAATCCGGCAACGCTCAACAGTTCTGCAATCAGCTACCAGACGAGCAATTCCGGCACGGTCGTTCCGTCTGGAACATGGTCAAACACGATCCCGACGGTAGCACAGGGCAAGTATCTGTGGACAAGGGTCACGCTTACGTTCAATACCGGCAGCGCCGTCACCTCTTACTCCGTCTCCCGTATGGGCTTGGATGGCACCGGAGCTGTATCCAAAGTGTGCGGCAAAGAACCTAACTCCAATGGCAACGTTGAGCTAGAAGCTGAAAATGTTGGAGCATTACCTAGTGCTGGCGGTTTAATGACCGGAAATATTGTCATGAACTCCCATCAAATTAAAGCATTAGGTGCGCCCGCGGACAGCGCTGATGCCGCGACCAAGGAATACGTAGATACGGCGTTAAGTAATGCCAAAACGATTGCAAAAACTGCAACGTTAACTGCTGCCGGTTGGTCTGCCAGCGCCCCGTATACCCAGTCTGTTACGGTCTCCGGTCTGACGGATACAAAACGTGCGATGGCTTATCCAGTATACGGGAGCAACACGGCCACCAATCTTGCGCTGAAAGAGGCGTGCGGCATGGTCAGCTTCGCTTCCCGGTCGGGCAGTACGCTGACGTTTACCTGCCTTGAGGACAAGCCAACGGTGAACATTCCGATTACGGTGGAGGTGTACGTATGAGCATTGCAGTGCCTTTATATGGATTTGGAGGCAGCGGTGGCGGTTCCGGCGGCACCCTTACCGTCACAGCCCCGGCGAACGTAACTGTGACTGTTTCCAAGGACGGCAAGACAAAAACCAAGAACTCCGGTACGAGCGGTGTAGTAGTCTTTAAGGGGCTTGCAAGCGGGACGTGGACTGTTACCATCACCGGTGATGACAAGACTGCCAAGAAGTCTGTGGTCATCATCACGGACTACAGCACAGCCATTTCGTTCAGCACTATCCCTGAGTTCACATACACCGGCGATTTTGAGATTGTTAACGATTCTGATGAACCTATCTCTGTATCCCAAGATAACTGGAAAATCCGCTTTCTCACCTCTGGCACGTTGATATTTACCAACCTCAATGGTGCGGAGGGTGGAATTGACGTATTTCTCGTTGGTGGCGGTGCTGGTGGAAACTATGGTTATCGTGGCGGTGCTGGTGGTGGAAGTGGTTACACGAGAACGACGCAAGCCGTAACCGTTCGAGTAGGAGTACAATATGACATTGTCATAGGCGCTGGTGGAGCAGGCGCAAAAACCTCTGGTGGTAGAGCTGGCGGTGTAACTTCCGCTTTTGGCAGTAGTGCTAATGGTGGAGCAACCTTGTCAGATAATGGTGTATATGGTGGAGATGGCGGCTCCGGTGGCGGTAGTGGCACATTAAATCAGGACAAAGACGGTGCATACTCCAAAGCAGGCATTGGAGGTACGGACGGTGCGAACGGCCAAGGTACGCATCCTGGAACTGGTCAAGGAACTACGACCCGTGAGTTTGGTGAACCCAGCGGAACCCTGTATGCAACAGGTGGAAAAGGTGCGGCCGCCAATAACATTACACCAGATCCTGTATCTCAGAACACCGGAGATGGCGGTAATGGAGCTGGTGGTAGCATTGAATCTACCGCAGGAGGCTCTGGCATTGCTATTATTCGTAATACAAGGGGGGCTGCATAATGGCAAAATCAATGGCACTTATCGAAAACGGCGCAGTTACCAATGTTCTGTGGTGTTCCGATCCCGAGCCTGAAACTGATATCCTCATCAACCCCGCAGACCGCCCCGTGGCCATCGGTGATACTTATAGCAATGGTAAATTCTATCGAGATGGAGTGGAAATCCTCACTCCGCTGGAAGAAGCGTTGAAAAAGAACACTGAATACGAAGAGGCGTTGACTGAAATTGAAACCGCTCTGGGGGTGAATAACGCATGATGACCATCGAAGAGCGTAAAAACGCTATTCTTGCAAAAATCAGGGAGATAAAAGCCAGCGGTGGTGAGGAACAGCTGAAAGAGCTGGATGAAGCTTATAAGAAAGGGGTTGACAGTCTGTGACCCAGGAGGAAAGAAAAAGCATCATGTATGCTCAGGGACGGGCGAACGCGCTTGCCCTGCAGGAGAAAGCCCCAGACCTGACAGGCACCGAACTAAATGCTATGGATAGCAACATCCCCAGTTTCAAAGCTGCTGTTGCAAACAAAAACATGCTGGAGCGCAAGGCCGGGTTTGTGTGCCGGTCATCTGCTGGCCGTGTGGTGCGGCTGGTGCAGCCCTATGACAGTACCATCTACACCCAGGAGCCAGAGGAACTTCCCGCACAGTGGGGGTTTGCTTGGAGCACAGACCCAGCGAAAGCGTTGCCGTTCGTCGCCATGGCTACCAGCCCCTACAATAAGGGCGACTGCTGCACGGAGGGAAGCAAAGTGTACCGCTCCACGTTAGACAATAACGTATGGTCGCCGTCCGCATACCCTCAGGGTTGGGAAGAGGTGAACGTATGACGGTAAAGCAAATTCAGTGCCTCCTGACCTATCTGGGCTATTCTCCCGGCTCGATTGACGGCATTGAGGGCAGGAACACCCAAGTGGCAATTCGGGCGTTTCAAGCCGACTACGGGCTTACCGTGGACGGAATACCGGGTGCGGCTACCCAGAAAATGCTCATCGGTGCCATCGCCGGGACGGCGGTAAAGGTGGAGAAGCCGGAGGACAGCACCGAACCGAAAACCGGGACGTTCTGGGACGATATCCGGTACTTTACCCGTGAGGAGTTCCGGTGCCCCTGCGGCAGATGCGGCGGATTCCCGGTGGAGCCGCAGGAATCCATGGTACGCACTGTGGACGAAATCAGACGGCGGCTGGGTATCCCCATCTCTATCGTGGACGGCGGCGGCTCCGGCGTCCGGTGCGCGGCGCACAATGCGGAGGTCGGCGGCGTGGCCAATTCTCAGCATCTGTTTGGGCTTGCCGCTGATCTGCACAGTGCCGCAAGTCCGGCGGAGATGAAAGCCGCGGCGGAGGAAGTTCTGGGGCACACTGGAGGAATCGGGCTGTACGGCTGGGGCATTCATGTGGATACCCGGCAAGGATACGCTCGATGGAAAGGTTAGGAAATGAGGAATTATGGATGGACTTGGAGCATGAGCAAAGATTGACCGCTGTGGAGGAACGGTCGAAATCCAACAGTCACAGACTGGATAAACTGGAGGAATCCAACGAGGTCATCAGCCGGCTGGCGACCTCCATGGAGGTCATGGCAAACAAGCAGGAACAGGTCGCGGACACCGTTGACAAGCTGGACGGCAAGGTCACGGCTCTGGAACGGAAGCCGGGGAAGCGCTGGGACGGGTTCGTGGAAAAGCTGATCTGGGCAATTGCTGCCGCGATCGTGGGGTTCGTTCTGGCTCAAATCGGGCTGGGTTAGTTTTCAGGAGGGATGATTATGACTAGGGAAAAGGTAATCGCGTGGATCAAGGCCGCCGGGGTACGGGCGCTGAAAACCGTTGCGCAGACCGCCGCTGCGACCATCGGAACCGCCGCTGTGCTCGGCGACGTGAACTGGGTTATGGTGGGTTCTGCCGCCGCGCTGGCGGGGGTTCTGAGCCTGCTGACCAGTGTGGCGGGGCTGCCGGAATTGAAGGCTTGA